CATCCACTTCTCAAATTCTTCACCTGTGTTATTATCTTTGAATTTATACGTCGGCATTGTTATTAAACCATGTGGGTGTTTCAGATGGGGAAGTCCAGCGTGCAAATGCAACCTTATCCCCGCAATAATAATTACGATATGATTGGACCGTATCGCTGGGCACCTTGTATTTATCGGGCATCGCAGGAGGTGGGTCTTGCCACTGTGCAACAGTGGAGATGTTGTGCGGAGACAACTCTAGATGTGGTGACAAAGATTGTGTCTTATGTATTCTACCATATCTTTTAGTATATTGGTCACAGCATTGCTGGAAAAGCATATACAACCACTGATAGTGCATCCTAGATTCTCTAGTCCACACTGCAGAAGGATGATTGATATGACATGCTTTATATAGATGCTCTTCTCTGTCGTCTGGAAGACGATAACGCTTTACTGTTATACCTTTGGGCGACTTTTCCTTATACAAATCGCCGTCAAGCACACGATGGGCAGTAGAAAGAAGTTGAGCATACTCAATAATCATCTTCACTACATGCTTGTCGCAATGCTCGACGGCGCATTGTTTTGGATTGTTATCTAGATAGAAAATATTCACTGAGAGATATCATCTTGCGGTGTCTTACACAGTTTATCAGTTTTCACCCAATTTTGCAACACCGCTGCACTATTTTGATACTGAATGAGACAGGTCTCATTGTCTTCACTCATCTCTACAATCTGACAAGTGACAGTGACACCATCTACTTCGCACTCATATAATTCGCAACCCATATCAGTCCTCCCTTACTCTTACTCTCCACATTTCTACTACATCATCAAATAAACCACCCATACATGTTTCCATCCAACCAACAGAATCAGGATTATAAAAGATTACTTTTGCTAATTCTTTTTTACTGTCAACTTCTAAGATATCACACGGAATCCATCCTTTATCTACAGAGGCAAGAAATTCATAAGGAAATCTAACTTTGTTATTTTTTTCTTTACTAATTTCCTCGCCAAGAATAACCTCTTTGTAAAGGTCATGTGCTCTTTCAATATTTTCTTGATTATTCTGCATCTTTCCAACCTAGTGCTTCGGATACGGTGGGGAATTGCTCAATAAAGATATCTTTACAAGCATTTGCAATGTCCATGTGCTCTTTTTGTGTGCCATTGGCAGAGCGCAAATCAATATAATGAATCCATGATCTACATGAGCCACTCATGTAAATTTTAGTGGGCGTGCAGAGTGGAAGCACCATTCTTGCACACTCTTTTGCGACTCCTCTCCCAAGCATTTGCTTATACAATGCCATAGAAGAATCAAATAAGGTTTGCATTTGCATCTGCAAAGTCTGGATTTCAAATGGGTCAAGGTCATCAATAGAATTTTGACGATTCTTTTCATCTTGACGACGCAACTCTGGTAGAGGAATTACATCGGTAAGCAAAGATGAATCTGCATAGCGTTGTGAAAACTCTTGAAATGTGAAGGACCTATGACGCAAAATTTGAGCTGCGATTGCCCTGGTAGTAGAAATTTCTAGCGTCATAAATGCTTGCTCAAACACAGACCAGTGGTTGTGCTTGGCACAATATCTCAGAAGACCAGAGACATCAGGGTTATCTTGATTGGCAGGGTTGCTCACACGAGCAACATAACCCATAATTTTTTCAGCGTCAGGTGTGACGGTAACAAGAGATACTTTCATCAGGATTCTAGTCGTTTTGCTTCAGTAATATTACTCTTCAAGTAACGTTTGTATTTTTTAATAATCTTTTTCATCTCCTGCTCTTTGAAGGAGACATTAACTTTAAGTGGGTCTACACTATCATCAAACCCCTTTGTATCTTCTTTATAATCTTGCTGCCATTCTGTTGGATATGGAGGAAGATTCGCAACATCTTGCCTCGCTTGCTCCATAGCTTTTGCTCCCTCAGGACTCAATCCAGACTCAACAAAACTTGGATCTGCAAGATTGACACCATCAGATGACAACTTTTCTTGAGGCAAATCTTTTTCACACTGTAGAAGAAACTTTTCTTCTTCTACCGATTCTGCATTAACATCAATGATTTCGTCAGACATACATCCTCCAATTTTCTATATTGTATCAGAATTATTTAATAAAATCAAGCGAGACTGATGGTGATGCTAACCGTAATCTTATCACCATTTACAGCGACAGTGTATGGACCATTGTCAAACTTCTCTGCTGCAAGAAGGTTACCACTGGTTGCACCAACTAGGTAGTATCCATATACATCACCTGCTGCAGCATTAAACTCCCATGTTTGTGGAGTAGTTGTAGCAACTCCAGCAGCAATAGACCAGTTACTAACTGCGGTGAGATTCTTCTCAGCATAACCACCACCAGTAACCTCGGTAAATTGAGATACTGTAGTAGATGCAGTAGGGTCTACATCATTAGAATATAACTTAAGAATCTGGTTTTCAGACCCCAAGAATGATGACAACATGGTATCAATACCAGTTGTTGAGAGTTGAATTGCCACTATGTCCTCCTATTTCTTTTTCTTATCTTTTTGTTGTGAGCCCCACAGTTTAGGGTTAGCTCTTCCTTCAGTTTGTGTCATGTTAATTAAATCATGACGGTAATGGTCCCAGTAATGGTCAAAAATTTCCACTCGTTTACCGCTTACACAGATATCAAAGTGTGTCATACCATCCTGTAGATACTCTACAAGGTATGCAGTATAAGGAAGACTTCTGTCTTGCGCTAGTGTAGGGTCACAATCTTTGTGGATAATAATCAACCTCTTCCTCCCCAAGTAATTTCAGGAAATGCTTCCTTAATTAGTGTAGCAGAAATACGAGTGTATTTCTTTTGCAGTGCTTTGTCCTTCACAAGACACAACAACTCTGCCTCATCAGCATGGAGAGTTTCAAGAAGACCGATGAAGATTTCTTCACGCTTCATGTTGCTCACTGCAATACCACCCTTCACAAAGTATGCAAACTTGCGTTGGTTTTGCTCAAGGTAATCATGCTGTAGACCTTTTGGCTGGTCATTGGGACGGTAAGGCACTTCACCTTCTGGAATAGCAGACTTCACACTCTCATCAAAATTCCAGATGAAAAGACTGCGTAGAGCCTGTGTGTTATGCTCTTGAAGAATCTGTTTCTTCTCTGCCTTAGTCTTAGCGTTGTTAACTTTCTGTAGAATTTCTGTAAGTAAAAGTTTCATGTCAGTTATTAAAAGATAATTTATTAGTGCGGAAGACAAACTCCTGCATGAGTGTATTGAGTTTATGCTCCTTGAAATATTCAAGTGGCACCTGCTTTACCTCATTATTTAGGGATAGGTATTCGTCAACAATTTTCTGCTCCAGGTCACGGGGAATCTGAGTAAGGTCAATGAGACACTTGTTTCTCTCATAATTCTCCATCAACTCAGGTGTGTTACAGAAAACAGATGGGTCTAACCTTACCCATTTTTCTAAGTTTTTCTTACTTATAGGTCTCTGTCTTTTACCTGCTACAAATGTGTCAGCATCTGATAGGAAGTTTGGAATGCCGTCAGACTTATCACCTTTGAGTATATGCTCTAGAATATATGTCTTCGGGTCTTGGTGTTTAATCTCCTTCTTCATGATGGGATTAAACTGTTTAACGAAAGGATATCTTTGTAGTTGAATAAAGTCTTTGTCTCCAGAGAGAATTAAAACTTTATCCAGGTCTTGTCCTGCCTTATGCTTCTTGATGTTTTGTTTTGCCTGGTGTTTTACAAGGGTAGAGATTACATCATCAGCCTCTGCGCCATATACTTCCACAACTTTGTAGGGAAAATATGTTTTAATCTCATCCCGAATCTTATTCAGGACTTCAAAGATAGCATTCCAATCTAACTCAGACTCTTCTCGGTCTTTCTTTCTATTCTGTTTGTAGTATGGAAAGGTGCTCTTACGCCAGTAATGTTTGCTGTCATACGCGAGCACCATCTCGCCATACGTTTGCTTGTATTGTTTCTCATAAGATAGTAGTCCAGTTAGGACCATATGTCTTACAAGGTCTTCATTCAGCACACTCATTTTGAGTTGCATCATCAGATTACTAATCATAATCTGATTCATATCAATAAGAATCATTTAATCCTCGTCGTCATAATCCTCTTCATCATTCATGAATGTTACTCTTAGCAAATCATCACGATACATTTGACCATTTTCGTCAAACATTTCTGGATGTAAGACATGCTTAGCATATCCAGCGTTATCATACCACGCATCAAAGATATCTTTGAGATTCCAGACTAACACACCTCCCAAAATGAAGGCACCAACTGTCAAGAAAAATGCGATAAACAAAAACGGTGCTGTTGCTTCCATGAGTCTACTCCTTTGATTCGTTTCTGTCAATCTCCAAAGTAAACTTTATTTTTCTTCGGAAGAGTGACAATGTTTTACTAAAGAAAATGCCAGACCGCTCTGGCGGGCATACATTCTTCCTCCGAAGCATTAATTCCACACCTCTATTTATTTGCAACTCCTGACTTCTTTTTACTCCCAGGTTTACGTCCAGGTCTTCGCTCTTTTTCATAACGCTCAGCATCCTCAATCATCTTATAAAGGTAGTCTCTATACTTTGTGGCATTAGTCTTACCCATCCAACCATAGCATTCAGTTAGGTCTGCTGGTCCATCATTCAAATACATATCAAGATGCTTTGCTTCATCTCTTATCTGAGATACTAGACTACTGTTGAGGAAAGATAACATGTCTTTCCTCTTCATCTTTAAAGTTTTTGCAAAGTCATATAAGTTTAACTTATACTGTTGCTTTGTAACTGCAGTATCAATAGCAATGTTTACTATAGTATAAATTTCATCTGACATATCATTTTGGTGGGTCCACTAGTCCCTTTTCTAAAAATAATTTAGCAGTCTCGACCAAACCACCAATAGGTTTCCCATCAATAATTACATATGGATAACCATCGCATTCAGGAAACTGTTGCCTGAATGCTGTGACAGAAACATCATCACCTACATCATAAGCAGTATACTCTACGCCTGCTCTACCAAATAATTTCTTAAGAGTGGTGCAATGTCTGCATCCACGACTAGTATATGCTACGATTCTCATTTTATTTCTCAAGGATTACGAGGGTCTATTCCCAATTCATTTAGATAATCAGTCCACCAGTTTGGGTCTTTCTTTTTCCACTGAGGGACAGGACGACCTTGTTCAGAATACCATTCAAACAAAGCGTCATCGATAGTCTGTGCGATCTCCATATTCCTCATCCTCTTCGTCAACATCTGCATATGCGTTTGCCACATAAGGTCCTCGTTGTCGTAAAGGTTCTTGTTTGACATACTCCGTCTCTGCATTAACGGCAGATACCCAAACCGCTAACTTCATTACTATGTATATAATAAGGAGAGGTAAAAAGCAACCGATGAGTATGATGGTTTGTGTCATGCTGGATAATCCCAATCAGTTATGAATTGTGTCTTGTGCGTTGGTCCCCATCCACCTGTATAGAGGTAAGGTGCCGTGCGAATAGGACATGATTCACCTGTGCAGAGAAGGTCATCGACAATTCTCCAGGACTCCATCACTTCCTCAGCATGGACGAAGTGAGACTGGTCTCCATGTATAGCATCATACAACAGTTTTTCGTAACCGTCAACTGCTCTATCTTGTGGATAAGCATGAGTAAGAGTTGCTAACTCCAACTCATCTGTAAATCCAGGTGCTTTAATGTCCATCCTAATATCTAGGTGAGGATCTGGTTGAAGTCGCATAACAATGCGGTCACCACACTCACCTTCATATAATTTTAGCGGAGGTGTCTTGAGTTTAATAACTACCTCTACACATTGATAGGGCATCTTCTTACCCGTCATGACGTTAAAAGGAACTCCCTCCCAACGCCAGTTGTCAACGAATAAAGTGCCAGCACAATAGGTAGGAGTACCACTGTCAGGATGCACGCCCTCTTCATTACGGTAGCCATCGTATTGTCCTAATAGAAAATTCTTACTCATTCTAGTGGCGGCAAGCACCTTTGTCTTCTCACGTCTGATTTCCCTGGCATTTAGTTTGCTAGGTGCTTCCATTGCTATAAGTGCTAACACCTGTAGGACATGATTCTGTAGCATATCACGGACTGCACCAGCAGTCTCATAGTATTGTGAGCGACCATCGCATCCGATAGTTTCTGTAGCAAAGATTTGAATCTCATCTACATACTGGCGATTCCAAAGTGGCTCAAGCAAAATGTTACTAAACCTAGTAGCAAGTATGTTATTAACAGTATCTTTGCCAAGATAATGGTCAATGCGATATACTTGTTTCTCGCGTAGACATCTAGCAACCACAGTTGATAGATGATCAGCAGATTTATAATCGTGCCCAAAGGGTTTCTCAATAACCACACGGGATGTTTCGGGGTCATCGAGTTTACCCGCCTCTTTGAGATTGACAATAGCGTTAGCGTATCTCTCGGGAGGTACCGAAAGAAAATAAGTATTGTCGTGCAGGTAATCAGGAAGATGAGTGAGAGTATCAGCATTGTCTAAGTCCGCTGAGATGTAGTCTAGATGATGTAGAAACTCATCAGGATAATCACCAAGAGATTGTTTCCATACTGCTGCACCTGGGTCTCGTCTAGAGCAACCAGTGATTACAAAATTATCTGGCAGAAGTTTTTTCTGCCAGAGTTTATAGAGTGCAGGGATTAGTTTCTTTTTGCATAGGTCTCCAGTAGCACCGAAGATTACTATGCCGCTAGTGCGCGGTTCCGTTTCCGTCATAGTCGTCCGAGTCGTAATACGAAGTTTCACCTTTATATCGTCCAAATGCGAGGGTGGCACATACAAAGGGTATTGAGATCCATAGAAGGAATTCACCTAACATCATGTCCTCCAAACATTGCACGCATACCATTTAAAACCTTGGCTGTGAAAGCACCCAAACGGCGCGACTCAAAGCGTGCCCACAACGCACCAGAGATGACAGGAGCGGGTACGCCAAGATCCACAGCAGCGTGGACAGTCCAACGACCCTCACCACTGTCTGATACTCCCCCATCGAACTTGCTAAGCTCTCTATCGCTGCGTAATACATCAGCGGTAAGATCAAGCAACCAACTGCCAACCACGCTACCACGACGCCATAACTCAGCAACCTTAGCAACGTTAATGTCATACTGATAGTCTTCTGGGTTATCCATTGGAGCAACTTCAGCATCACCTGCAGCAACGTATGCTGCCCCAGCATTTGCTTCATGCAGGATATTAAATCCTTCTGCGTATGCTTGCATGATTCCGTATTCGATTCCATTGTGGACCATCTTCACGAAGTGACCAGCGCCAGGACCCCCGCAGTGCATCCATCCATACTCCTCAGGATACCAAGTGAAGTTGCTGTCAGGTTGAGTCCTGGGGGCAGCGGAGATGCCTGGGGCGAGTGCATCAAAGATTGGACGGCAGGTATCGACTGCAGTATTTCCGCCACCAACCATAAGACAGTATCCGCGCTCCAGACCATAAACACCACCACTAGTGCCACAGTCAAGATACGCGATGCCCAACTTTGCCAGACGCTCTGCTCTTTTCCGACTGTCCTTAAAATTGCTATTGCCATGATCAATAATAATATCTCCTTCACGACAAAATTGTAGTAACTCATTGAGTGTCTCCTCTACAGTTTCTGCAGGCACCACCATCATGAAGACGCCTGGTTGT